GAATTCGCCAGTATATAATTGATTCGGTATTCCTTTTGGCATAGAAAAACACCCCATTTCTTAGTACAAGTATTATATCATACTCGTCTAACAAATGGGGTGCAGTTCAGGGAGGGAGCCTTTTTTTAAATCGCACGTTAGTGCGTACCACAATATTTTCGAAGGAAATATATCATTCGAGCGAAGCGAGTATATCATCTGCAGGGCAGATATCATATCCGCAGGATATATCATTGCGACGAGCGAAGGGAGGAGCATTATGTTGACTTATCAGGATTTTCTGGCGGCGGAGGATGTGGCGGGGTTTTTGATGGCGGCGGTGGAGGAGCATAAGGGGTCGGAAGGATATCGGGTGGCAGTGGATGCCATTGCGTATGACCGAAAACAGAATCCGACCATCAGCGGGTATCAGAAGCTGCTGTATACTCTCTCCGGGACGGCGGTGCCGGATAATTACTCTGCCAATCATAAGATCACATCCGGGTTCTTTCCGTTTTTTGTGACACAGCAGAATCAGTATCTTTTGGGCAATGGTGTTCTGCTCTCCAAAACGGAAAATAAGGAGAAATTGGGCAGAGAGTTCGATTTGCAGCTGCAGCAGCTGGGGCGGGATGCACTGGTGTGCGGCGTCAGCTTCGGGTTTTGGAATTGTGATCGGCTGGAAGGGTTTTCCCTCACCGAGTTTGTGCCGCTGTGGGATGAGCATTCCGGGGCTTTGGCCGCAGGCATTCGGTTCTGGCAGATCGATGAGGAGAAACCCATGATGCTGACACTGTATTTGCCCCAGGGGTATCTCTCCTACCGGAAAAAGAACGATGGTGAGATGGAGCTGATGGCGCCGCTGCAGGCGTATCGACAGACTGTGCGGGTGTCTGAGGCGGATGGTGTGGAGGTGCTGGGTGGTGAAAATTATGACCGGCTGCCCATTGTGCCGCTGTGGGGCAATCCCCATCATCAGAGTGAGATCGTGGGTATCCGCAGTCAGATCGATGCGTATGACCTGATCAAGAGCGGGTTTGCCAATGATCTGGATGATGCGTCGATGATCTACTGGACCCTCACCAACACTTGTGGTATGGATGATATCGATCTGGCAAAGTTTTTGGAGCATATGAAAACTGTGAAGGCTGCGGTGGTGGATGGCGACAGTGGTGTGCAGGCACAGGCACATACGCTGGAAGTGCCCTATGCAAGCCGGATCGCCTATCTGGAACGGCTGGAGAAGGATTTATATACCGATTTTCAGGCGCTGGATATTGCGGCGCTCTCGGCTGGGAATAAGACAGCCACGGAGATCCGCGCGGCGTATCAGCCACTGGACAACAAGGCCGATCAGTTTGAGTATGAGGTGCTGCGATTCCTTGACCAGATCCTTGCCCTGGCCGGCGTGGAGGATGAGCCGCGGTTTGTGCGCAGCAGAATCATCAACCGGAAGGAAGAGGTGGAGATGATTTTGGCGGCGGAAAAGGTGATCGGTGCGGAGGAGACCGAGAGGAGAATGCTCGCGGTGCTCGCGTGAAATGCGGCGGGTGCCACGTGAAATGTTCCTAGGGAACGTGAAATGCACCTGCGGTGCGTGAAATTCTCGCTGCGCTCGAGAAAAGGTACACGCTAAAGCGTGATTGGAAGAAAATTGTAGGGGCGGTCATTGATCGCCAGAGGGTTCATGAGGGCTGGCGTGGATGGATGCGGCGATATACGGAGACTGTTGGTGGGCTGCGGGAGATCAATGATCTCCCCTACATGGGGATTGAGGGAAAAAGTAGGATTTGATGAGGGCTGCGGACGGCCAGTGGCCGCCCCTACGGGATTTAGATAATAGATAAGAGATAAAAGAGAATAGTGAATAGTTAAGGTACACGCTGACGCGTGATTGGAAGAAAATTGTAGGGGCGATCAATGATCGCCAGAGGGTTTTATGAGGTCTGGCGTGGGTGGATGCGAGAGATTGGTTCTGGGCTGCGGGAGATCAATGATCTCCCCTACAATTCAATCGCACGAAGTGCGTACCTTTTCTATTCTCTATTATCTATTCACTATTATCTGCGACGAGTAAAAGGAGGAGCATTTGTGTCTTTGACCAGGAATTTTCTGAAGTCGCTTTCCCTTTCCGGGGAGCAGATTGAGGCGGTGATCGGGGCTCATGGAGAGACGGTGAGTGGACTCAGGCAGGAGGCGGCGATGCTGGCGCAGGTCCAGAAGGAGTTGGATGAGGCCAGACAGGAGCTGCAAATGCTGCATGAGGACCCATGGGAGGACAAATTTTGTGCTGTTTCGACAGAGTTTGAGCAGTTTCGACAAAATGTGACGGCGCAGGAGACCCGTCGGGCAAAGGAGCAGGCGTACCGTAAGCTGCTGCAGGAGGCGGGCGTCAGTGAGAGACGTCTGGATGCGGTGGTAAAGGTGACCGATGTGGATCGTCTTCCGTGGGAGGACGGGGCTTTTGTGGACCCGGATGGCATCTCCGCAAACATTAAAGAGGAGTGGGCGGCGTTTGTGGGTGAGACAAAAATCCATGGTGCCGATACGGCAAGGCCGCCTGCGGGGATTCGTGTGGAGCGGGATTTGGGGAAGCTGCCGATGAGGGAATACATTAAAAAGAGAAGAGAGAAGAGATGAATGATATCCTCACTGCGTTCGGATGATATACGGCTGCGCCGTGTGATATATTGCCTGCGGCAATGTGATATCCGCCCGGTGGTCGGATTGAGGTACACGCTAAAGCGTGATTGGAGTGCCTGCGGCGCCGAGGGCTCCCTCAGTCAGCTGCGCTGACAGCTCTCCTCAAATGACGAAAGGATAGATATATCTAAATCAAAAAGTTTACTGCTATGCAACGGCTACTGCTTTTCGTCATGGAGCCTTTAAATCGTGCGAAGCACGTACCGCAATATTTCTGAAGGAAATATATCATTCGAGCGAAGTGAGTATATCATCTGCAGAGCAGATATCACATTTCCGAAAGGAAATATATCACTTTTTTGACTGAAAGGAGAAAAAAATACATGGCTAACACATTTCTGACCCCTGATATTATTGCGCGTGAGGCGCTGATGGTGCTGCGGAACAATGCGGTGATGAGTCAGCTGGTGCATCGTGATTATTCCGATGATTTTGTCGGTGCGGTGGGCGATACCATTACTGTGCGTAAGCCTGCCAGCTTTACCGTCAATGAGTTTACCGATCAGATCACGGTGCAGGATGCGGCGGAGGAGAGTATTCTGGTGACGATGGATAAGCACCTGGATGTTTCTTTTAAGGTGACCGCGAGACAAATGTCCATGGATATTGAGGATTTTTCCGCGCAGCTGCTGACTCCTGCCATGCAGGCATTTGCCGATAAGATCGATCAGTATCTGATCAGTGTGGCGAAGAGTGTCTCCGGTAAGGTGACAATGAGTGATCCTGTGGCACCCGGTGATCTTCTGGCAGCGCGCAAGATCCTGACCCAGAATGCGGCGCCGCTGACCGATCGTCATCTGGTGCTGGGCGTTGATGCGGAGGCGGATCTGCTGGCAAATGAGCTGTTTGCTGCTGCTGATAAGGCCGGCGATGAGGGCACTGCACTGCGTGAGGCGTCCCTTGGCAGAAAGTTCGGTTTTGATGTGTATACCGATCAGAATATGGACGATGGTTGTTTAGCTTTTCATCGAAATGCATTCGCACTGGTGACTCGTCAGCTGGCTCTGCCTATGGGTGCACAGAATGCGGCGATCGTGAATTTCGATGGCTTTGGCCTGCGTGTGGTGTATGATTATGACATCAATACCAAGAGCGATACCATCTCCATCGATATGCTGTGCGGTGTCAAGCTGCTGGACGATAAGCTGGCGGCTGTCATTGGCAAGTAAGGAGTAATGTATGCTGGAGAAGGTACTGCATCACCTGCACAATTATTTCATTCAGGAGACGGTTTCCGGGACATTTCAGATTCGGGAAGGCGGCATTGATACGCCATTTCTCAGCGAAAAACGCTATTTTATGATCTCCGGAAGCGCATGGAATGATGGTGTGCACCTTGCCCCGGCATCCGACCTGACAGATGAGACCTTCACCGGCGAGATCAGCCTGCTTTCCATCCCGAAAGAGCTGCTCCGCCTGGTGGAGGAGATCAAGGGCTGGGTGGAGAAAAACGGCGGCGGCGGGGCATATCTCAGCGAGGCGTTTGGCGGATATTCCCACGCGAGATACAGCTATACCAGAGCGAAAAATCCTGTGACCGGGCTGAGCGCCGGGTGGGAAGAGGCGTTTCGTGGGGAGCTGAATCGGTGGAGAAAGATGTAGAATTGTTGCTCGCAGTGCTCGCGTGAAATGCGGTAGGTGCTGTGTGAAATATTTCGATGAAATGTGAAATACATATGCGGGCGATTGGAAGAGAACGGCAGGATCGATTATGGGTTGCTTGTATGGAGCGAGGAAAGTGTGTGGGCTGCGGACGGCCAGTGGCCGCCCCTACGGGATTTAGATAATAGATAAGAGATAAAAGA